ATTATGAAACTCATGGTCTGATTAACTCCTCAATGCTCATACCTGTTAGCTTGCTGATGCGTTTTATGGTCTCGATGCACAGCACATTTCTGTTCGTTGTGTAGTGGACGCCAGTAACTCGACTAACACCTATGGCGTTTGCTGTTTCTAGGCCCGTGAGGCCGTTTGATATTACGTGTTGGCGTAGATGGTGCCTGATGTTATTTAAATCGTGTGGCGACGTGTCTACGGTCGTGTGTGGTGCGTTACCGACAACAACGTCTACCGACACGCCAATCATGCGTGCTATGGCGATGGCTGCTGGTATTTTAAGTTTTGTCTTACGTTCGAGTAAATTCCTAACTGTGCCGGTCTTAATGACTTTGAGATGCCTAGCTAACTGCGCGTTGTTCATTGCGTACTTTTCTTTGTACTCGATGAGGTGGTCTAAAGCGTCCATTGTTGTAACTCCAATTGTGTTAGTCGTCGCTTACTGTAACACGACAAATGACGATGCTGTTGGGCTGTTACAAAAAAGTCTTGTAACGCTTGTAACGTTACAAACCCCCTTTTTCGGAACCCTTCTATAATTATTTTTATTTTTATTATTTTTCTTTTAAATTATTTACTACAATGCAGAAGAAAAAGAGGGGGTAAATGTACAGTATTGAAATATAAGGTATAGTATGGTTTTAGCTGTTTTTAAGTTATTGAAATTATTATCTTTTTTTTGTAACGCTTTTTTTTGTAACAAGTGTTACAAGCCTCTTTTTTGTATCAATTTTGTAACACTACGGGCTCCCCAGCAGCTACTACGGGCTCCCCAGCAGCTACTACGGGCTCCCCAGTAGCTACTACGGGCTACTAGCTCCCGGCCAGTTAGACTATATTATCTACTTTAGTATTCGTATATAATGGCAATTATGAGAGATACATTGACTACTAAAGAAAGAGAATTCGTTGAGGTTTACCTGTCTGACCCAAAGGCCGATAGGTCGGTCGCGTATAAGATTGCGTACTCAACTTTGAACATGAGCAAGCGTGCTGTTTACGCCAAAGCTTCGCGCGTCCTTAATAAAGAAAGGGTGCAAAAAGCCATCGCTAAAGCCCAGCATAAAGCCGAGGAGCGAAGCGTCACAAATGCGAGCTGGCTGTTAGATCAGTACCGCATGATCGCTGACTTTAATATACGTAAGTTTATGGTGTTTCGGGACGGTGGGGCTTTCTATGATTTTAGTCAGGCTAGTGACGAAGACTGGTACTGCATCACTGAGCACGCCGAAATGACATTCAATCTGGCCAAAGGCGATGAGATGGTATACCCGTTGACGTGCGTCAAACTGCGACCTGGAGTTAGGTCTGCGGCCTTAAAGGCAATAGGCGAGCATACGGACGTCGCTGCGTGGGTTCGTAATCAAGTAACAGAACAGACGAGTAATGATCTTATCGCTGAAGCATTTAAAGATATCGCAAGCAGGTTGCATATATGAAGGTTAGCCAGTCCGACCTTGACAGATGGTATGACCTCAAACCACATGAGGTCCAGCGTGCATTAGTAGAAGACAACGTACGCTTTAAAGTCGTACCGGCGGGCAGACGGTCTGGCAAGACTGAGAAAGCCAAGCGGTATATGGCTAAGGTCATGTTCCAGAAATCGGGCCAGTACTTTATAGCAGCGCCCACCCGCCCGCAGGTCAAAAAGATATATTGGGCCGATATGAAGCGGCTCTGTTTCACTTCAGCTCTACCACGCTCTGCTGTTAGTGAGTCGGAACTCATGATCAAACTGCCTAACGGGGCTACAGTAACTCTTATAGGACTCGATAACCCACAGCGAATAGAAGGAAGCCTTTGGACTGGCGGTATTATCGATGAAATAGCAGATATAAAGTCACATGCTTGGGCTGAGCACATATCACCAGCACTAGACACATTCAATCCATTAGACCCTGACTATCGGCCTTGGTGTTGGTTGATCGGTGTACCTGACGGCCTCAACCATTATTACGAGATGGCACAGAAAGCCATGCTTGACTCAGAGCCAGACTGGAAAGTGTACACGTGGCACAGTGCGGATATTCTACCGCCTGACGTAATAGATGCAGCTAAGAGACGAATGTCCAAGCGCCAGTTTTCGCAGGAATACGAGGCCAGCTTTGAGACAGCAACGGGTAAGATATATGAAGACTACAGTGTAGCGAACCACACGACTGAGACCATACTGCCTAATGAGCCACTGCTGTGGATGCACGACCAGAACTACAGCCCTATGTCCAGTGCCGTCGGTGTTCGACGTGGTGACGCCCTCTACTTACTGGATGAGGTCGTATTGCAATCAGCAGTGAGCAGACAGTCGGCGCTTGAGTTCGTCGATAAGTTTAAGGACCACGGTAACAAGACAGTGAGCATATATGGCGACCCTGCTGGACAGGCAGGCGAGAAGCACGGTCATAGCAGCGACTATATAGAGATAGAAAAGGTCTTACGTGAGCATGGCTGGACGTTTAAGCGACAAATTAAAGCCAGCGCGCCAGCAATACGTGACAGGCAGAACGCAGTACGTGCTAAAATAGCAAATGCAGCCGGTGAGGTATCGTTGTTCGTGAACCAAGAACGCGCGCCATACTGCCACAAAGGCTTGGCGACAGTGCAGACTAAAGAGGGCAGCACGTACCAAGAAATAGAGTCAGAGTATCAGCACATCACCACGGCGATAGGCTATTGTGTTGATGTAATATGGCCGGTACAACACCCACGGCGCAACACGACGGTTAAAACCGAACCTTCACTTAACCATTGGTAGGGCCTACATGATACAATCACTTGTAAACCAAGAACTGATAGACGCACTAAAGCAACTAACCGAAATGGCCGAGAGCGGTAAGCTCACAAGCCTCGTTGCGGTAGGCATAACCAACAAGGCTAGCGTTGTGGATTGCGTGTCTCTAAGTCCATATGCCAATGAGTACGCTATTATAGGCGGCCTACGTGTACTAGAAAGAAACATCATGGACACTTGCTGCCAGCTAAGAGAAGGGGATTTTATAAGTGGATAACCGAAAGCTGTGGGAAAAGGCCGCTAGGCAGTTTGACACTATACATTCAGCCGTGCGAGATGAACGCCAGCAGTGCGTTAATGATCGTCGTTTCTATTCGATAGCTGGCGCGCAGTGGGAAGGCAAGCTGGGTGAGCAGTTCGAGAATAAGCCTAAGATGGAAGTGAATAAGATTCACCTGTCTGTCATCCGCATCATTAACGAGTATCGAAACAACAGAATCACTGTTAACTATGAGTCCGATAGCGACCCAGACCTAGCCGAGCTGTGTGACGGCCTGTACAGACAGGATGAGAACCACAGCAGTGCGCAGGAAGCCTATGACAACGCTTTTGAGGAAGCAGTCGGCGGCGGTATGGGTGCGTGGCGATTGACTACAGAATATAAGGACGACACAGACGAGGACGACGACGAGCAGCGTGTCATGATCGCGCCTATCTATGACGCGGATACCAGTGTGTTCTTTGACCTTGACGCTAAGCGACAGGATAAGCGTGACGCCAACTACTGCTTTGTGATCACGTCTATGAGCAGACAGGCGTTTATCGACGAGTACGATGAGGACCCTGCCAGCTGGCCTAAAGACACATATCAATGCCACTTCGACTGGTCAACGCCGGACGTCGTGTACGTTGCTGAATATTATGTTATCGAGAAAAAGAAAGCCAGCGTGCATGTATGGCAGACACTCGAAGGCGACGAGCTGCGACTATCTGACGACGAGCTAGAGCGTAGACGTGAGGAGCTATTGGCACTTGGTTCACGCGAATTAAGAATAAAGAAAGTAGTCAAGCAGCGGGTCCGTAAGTACATTATGTCTGGTAGCTCGATACTGGACGACTGCGGGTACATAGCTGGCGACCAGATACCGATCATCCCTGTCTACGGCAAGCGCTGGTACGTTGACAATATCGAGCGTTGCATGGGCCACGTTCGGTTAGCTAAGGACGCTCAACGCTTAAAGAACATGCAGCTCAGTAAGCTTGCAGAGATTAGCGCGTTGTCTACTACCGAAAAGCCTCTCTTCATGCCTGAGCAGGTCGTAGGGCACCAGACTATGTGGCGTGAGGATAACATCAAGAACTACCCATATCTGCTGTTAAACCCGATCACTGACGTCGGTGGCAACCCTGTACCTTCGGGACCTATAGCGTTTACCAAGCCACCCACTATACCTTCAGCCCTAGCCGCGTTGCTACAGGTCACTGAGCAGGATATGTCAGATATCCTAGGGAACAATCAGAACGGCGAGCAAATGGCTGGTAATATCAGCACACAGACCGCTGAACTGATACAGACTAAACTAGATATGCAGACCTATATCTACATGAGCAATATGGCTAAGGCTATTAAACGCAGCGGCCAAGTGTACCTATCCATAGCGCGTGATGTCTACGTTGAGGAAGGTCGAGAGGTGACACTGCGAAACAACGCAGGTGAGGTCAGTAAGGCCGAACTCATGCAGCCTAACGTAAATGGCGACGGGGCTATTGTAACGCTGAATGACCTTAGCCGTGCCAAATTCGACGTAGTGACGGACGTTGGCCCCAGCTCAAGCACTAAGAAGTCAGCGACAGTCAGACAGCTAATGGGCATGATGCAGGTAGCTACAGACCCTACAACCATGCAGGTATTAAGCAGTATGATCATGCTTAATATGGAAGGCGAAGGCGTCGCTGAGGTTCGAGACTATTTCAGACAAAACCTCATCAGCATGGGTGTTGTTAAGCCTACCGAACTCGAGGCTAAAGAACTAGCTGAAGCCGCCGAGTCCGCAGAGCCTAGCGCTAACGATAGATATCTTGAGGCATTGGCTGTTAACGAACAGGCGAAAGCAGTAGAAGCGCAGTCAGACACACTACTCAACAGCGCACGAACAGACGAGACACGGGCTAAGACGCTCGAGACAATGGCGAACATAGAGCAGGCTAAGATAGACCAGCTATTGCAAATCATCGAGAAACTAGGGCCGAACGTGGACCCTTCTAAGTTAGCCGGTCCGCCGGTAGGGAGTTAAAGTAATGCCTATTTTTGGTTCAGTATTCAGGTCGTTTGGTGTGGGCGCAGGAGGCGGAGGCGGAGGCGGTAGCTACGAAGAAGGATTCGATGCCGGTCAGGCTACCTGCCCTGTACCCATACCACCTGACGTCGTGTTCGATCCATTAGTCTATAACCCTACAGCTTGGCTGGATATCAGCGACGAGGCTAACACCACTACATCTGGTGGTCGTGTGACTGGAGCGACAGATAAGACAGGCAACGGTAACGACTTCACAACGCCGGGCACTACACCAGCAGTAGACGATATCAACGGACTGCAAGCTGCATACTGTAGTATACCCTCAGAATACCTACTGTTCACACCGGAAATAGCAGCAGGACAGGGGTTCGAGCTGTTCCTAGCTGCACGCTCTGACGACTCAACAGTAGATCGCGAGCTAATGACCTACGTATTCAGCACAGTAGCTACTAGCGTGTATGGCGTAACGACTAACACCTCACCGCTGATAGCTGGTGTCAACCAAGACTATAACGTGTGGGTTAACGGCAAACCGGTATCAACCCAGCTACAGGCCAGAGCGGGTATTCGAAATAACAAGACTTTTGTGACTAACATCCAGATTACTAGTGAAGACGCTACAGCACGCGAGATAGGCGTTGGCCAGACTATAAGCGCACGAATGTACGTTGGTGAAGTGCTTGTATACCCTACACTTACTAGCGCACAGCGCATGGAAGTTATCCAATATCTAGCTAACAAATGGGGCGTAGTTCAGCCACCGGCAGCACCTGCACCACCACCAAATGCACGGGCTAATTGGGATTTTAGCGACCCTTCAAATTACGATTCCAATGCCACCGACGACATATCTACAGTCACTGATAAAACCGGCAATGGTCGCGTTCTAACATCGGTGGCAGCCCAGCTTCCTAAGTCCGGTGTGGTCATAAACGGCGTACCAGCAGCAACGTTCGTAGGCACTA